CGAAGTGCACACACTCGAAATCCGAGAAGTACACCGCGCCGAACGGGATGTGAGTCATCAGCGACCTATCTTTAAGAACGGAAAGGAAGGACGTGCAGCGGGAACGTCATCGCATTAAGGCGCTTTTCGGCGTCCCTGTAGCTAGTGCCAAAGATGCGCGCGTCCACGCCGGGTTTGATCGGGAACGTGAAGAGCCTCAGGTGCTTCCTGATGTGCGGACGTACCGCCTCAATGTCGTGCTTTGCAGGCTTATCAACCCCGAACAGGTTCGTTGGTTTCTCAGCGTGGACGGTTGCCATCTCTTACCTCTTGGTGATCGTTTTCAACTCTTTGATCCATGAGGCCGGCACTAGCCCTCTGTCCGCCCAAGTGAAGCCGTGCTTATCGGCCCAATTGGCGTAGGAGGTCTTGCTGCCCTTATAGATCGGTTTCTTCGCGTCCTGAAACACAATACGAATGTCGTGATCAGGGTGTTGCTCTTGCAGAAGGATCAGCTTCTGCCGCTCTTGAGCGCCGGTACTGTCTGACCTAAAGCCGCCGAAGCGGCCTTTGGCCTCGATCAGTATCTTCGTGTTGCGGATGGTGAAGTCGGGGAGGTACTTAGCCTCCCTCGGAGGGACGGTATAGCGCACCCACTGACTCTCATAATCGTAGGGCACGCCAGCATCGTCTAGCTGGTCCGCAACCTTTTGCTCCAATCGGGAGCGGTACCGAGCCTCTACGAGGACCGGCCGCTTCGCCATCAGAGGGTCAGCGCGGACGCGGTTGCGTCAAGTTCCTCGCCAGAGTGTTCGTCAGCGGGAATGTCGTATTCCGAGCCGTCGAACCCGTCCTCAGCACCTCCGAAAGCATTCGCGGAGTCAAAGCCCTCGGACAGGCGGATAACGCGGACAGCGTCAGGCCACAGAGAGAGGCCGCGCTTCGCACCCTTCTCCCAGGTCGCAATGACGCCAGCGATGCGGATCAGAGAGCCGCCGCGGATCGTAGCACCCATCGGCAACGGCTTGCCCTTGGCGTCGGAGAGCAAGGGCTTCTTCTTCGGAGATTTGAAAACGAACGCGATGCCTCCGTCCGGAGTTTCCTTCCAGGGCATGTGGACGCTTTTCTTGCCAGCGAAGACCTCGTCAGCCACCGCTTGAATTTCCGCCTGGAAACGCTCGGTATAATCCTCAGTCGTGGTAGCCTCGGTCTTATACTTGCCGTCAGCGTATTCCCCCTTTGTGTCCGGCTCTGAGAGCTTCGGGAAGCGAGCGGTCATCACCTCGGACACGAAATTAACGTACTTAGCTTTGTGTTCAGCCATTTAGCTGTAGTTCCCTCAATTGGGGGTAGGTTTGGTGCGCCGACTTGGGCGCAAGGTAGTTCGATGAAGGCGCCCTTAGGGCTGCCTCCACCAGTGCACTGCATCTTTCACGGAGTTGATTACCGCCATGACCAGCACCTTGGGCATGCAGACAATGATCACCAGCTTCCGGAAGGGCTGAGAATAGTCAGAGATGTGATTAGTCACTCAGCTTCTCCGAGATAACCTCGGCGCGCACACTGTGCCTTGAGATGGTCTTGAGCACCAACACGGACCAACGAAGTGGGTTGATGCCATCCTCAGTGCCGACAAGGTCCTTCGCGTGCTTCTCAGCCTCTTCTTCGGTCTCAAAAACGTCCCCAGTGAGGGCGAGGTCAAATGCGTTTTGTGCTTCCTGCCAAGCTGTCACGTACTTGACGCTAACCGCCGAAGGTTCGCTTTCAACAGTCACAGAGCCTGAGAATTCATCAGAATAGAGATAGTAGCTCTGCTCGGTATTGTCGCTCATGCCACCGTGGAGTAGCTCATTGAATTTCTCGTCGAACCGGATAAGCACCCCATGGCACCCACCACTGTGGACGACAAGTTCCACGACCACGCCGCGCTGGTTTTCGATCGGGAAGTCCTGATCGCCATTAACGATCACTCGCTGGTCAACTTTGAGGTCAGCAAAATTCAACGGTTGAGTTCCTTCAGCAGGTTGTTTTCGATAGTGATGGCGTCCAGACCAGCATTCATCATTTTGACGACGTGGTCATATGGGATGCGTCCGATTGTGGCGACGAATTGCCTCGCCTGATATTGGAGGTTACGCAAATGCGTATGGTGCATACAGCACTTCCTGAATGTTGAGGTTTCCGTAAAGAGTTCTCCGCAGCACGGTAAGTGCGGTTAGTTTGCTATTGTCGTCTTTCAGGGCACACGTCGCCCGTTGGAGCACCTCGGTGAGCACGTCATGTTGCGCATACATGACCACTAAGGTCTCTCGGATGATCCCCTGGAACCGCGCGGCGTGGCTCGGCAGTGATCCGAAGGAATCGTGCACCAGTGCGAACTGCTTGATGCCCTCGCTTACTGCGGCATTGACAGTGAGCAAGAGATGCGCCCCGTCGCAGGCATGCACGAAGTTAGGTGCCGACCCGTTGACTGCCCTGGATTTGGCAATCGTCGGTTGGTGTCCGTCAGCAACCAAAGGGCTGTAGGACCGCCGGACGCCATGGTCATGCATCCAGAGCCTCACACGCTCTGTGACAGGCTCGTGATACCGATTGACCCATGGGAGACCCGTTGGCGTGGTCCATTCCAAGGGCTTGCCTTCGTCCGCCAGGAGCCCTGCGAGGCCCTGGAGTAGCTGCATGGCCTTCATGGGCATGTCCGCCATTGCCGAGATGGCTTTGACCGCATGCGCAGCCAGGAACCTCGCGGCGGAGTGTTGCTCTTTGTAGGTGCCACCGAACGGGTGAGCGTCACGCTTTTTGAGGAGCACTTCGCGCCTAAGAGGCTCCATGAGGTCGTCCATGTGCTGCTCAGACATGCCGAAAGCCTTGGAGCCGTAGAAGGTGGTCATGACGTTGCGCTTGAACAGCTTGCGCCAGTCGCCTCCGTAGGCCAGCACCAGGGGCGCCACTGGGTCGTCAGAGGCCTCAATGGCCTTCCGAGCCGCATCGGCAACCCTCTGATACACGTCGTCAGGTTTCTCAGCGTCCGTCAGGTTCACATATCGGCCATCCTCCGAGCGTGTCATCATGCAGAGATGCTGGAGGCCGGAGCACGAGCCGTCCCATGAGCACGGCAGATTGCATACATACTCTGGACCCTGTTCGAGGGCCTCGGTAAGCGCAATGCAAGCTGCCAAGAACAGGAAGGGCTTATCGGCCCCTGTCCAGTACAGCTCACCCAGTGGGTCTGTGGCGCATCGGGCTATCAGCTCGGTGTTATCATCGATCCACTTAATGCGGTCGTCATAGCTCTGCTTGCTGATCTTTCCGAAGTCGCCACAGTTTGCTGTGTGCACCTTGAGCCATGCCAAGCCCTCTTCGCCGATTGGTTCGCCATCGCGAAATAGGAAAAGGCCGCGGACTCTGTCTTCCCGCTGGAAATTGAAGTTGCTCAGCGGATATTCACGGCCCCTCCAGTCCAGATTGTGAGGAATGTAGAACTGGTCCAGCGAGGCGAGAGCCTCAGCGGAAACCATGTCTTCATGAAACCTCATTCGGTCGCGCGCCATCAGGCGGTTCTCCGACCTGCATTCAGCCCTGGACGTGCGGAAAGCACGCTTGGCGTCATCATCCATCGCTGTCCACTGCTCGTCAGTCACAGTGGGTAGAGCGAGGTCCTGACCGGACGGGAGGCCATCAACAGCAATGCCGAGGCGCTGGCAGGACTGCATGACCTCCAAGACCCGCATGTTGATGACCCAGGCCGTTGCCTGGATTGCGTTAAGGGCATCGATGGCCGGCTGCATTTGACCTGAGGCGACAGCTTCCTTGACCGCCTTGATTGTGCTTTTGTGGCGGGTGCGGACCAAGCGAGCCAATCGCCGTGCCGTGGGGTCTACAGGACCGCCTCGGTCGAAGGCTGTCCAGGCAACAGGAGGCTCCTCAGAGGGCAGGAAGACCGGATACTGGCGTATGTGCTGCTGTATAGCGTCCTGTGCCTGCTGAGCGGCTCCGGCGGTCACGGCCAGCATTCGGGTGTCTCCGTCGTAGTAGCTCTCGAAAAGGTCCGGGAGGGCCGCCAGGAGCGTGTCTAGCACCAGATTGCCCACGGCAACGTGCTGAGAGGGAGACCAACGCGCCTTTGGTGCGAAGCCGTTCTTGGTCGCGAGAGACTTCGCGGCAGCCAGCCGGTGCTTGAGGTTTCCGTGCTTGTTGCGGACCCATGTCTCGATTTTCTTTGCGAGCTTTGGATCGTGAGCTTCAAGTTCCAGGGCAAACGCCTCGTTTCGCAGCATTTCGCCAGCGCGCTCACAGACTGTCACGTAGCTCTCTTCTTCGACCACACCGCGGAGGGCGCAATTGACCCCCACCAGGGCTGATACATGCGGAGGGATGGTCCGGAGCACCGCCAGGGCGCGGTCATTGACGCCCTCATTGACGCGGCGCGGCTGGTCCAGGACGGTCTCCAGGGCCTCTGCGAGCCGCTCATGGCACCCTTGGGCGATATGGAGGGCCTCTGCGGTACCACCATAGCCGAAGGCCTCGGCTGACCGCGCCTTGGCTCTGTCGAAGCGGAAAACGGCAGCGTCGATTTCGGCGTTTGGGGTGTCGAGTTGGAGCATGATTTGGACCTCGGTTTCTGGCAAAGGTGTGCGTCATATCGGGTAAGTGCTTGAATAATCAGATAGAAGCAGGCATTTAACGCCTCGCGCCAACCAATTACAGTTGTGTTGTGTAGGTATAATGGTACGATAGGTCAACTGACCTTTCGGAGGTCAGGACCGTTGAAAATGGTAGCGGTTAATGGTAGCTTTAGCGCGCGAAGCTAATCTGATATGTCTGCAATTTCAATGTGTTGCAGGTTAGGCAAATCCCTGGTCTGCGGCCTTGCGATACCATGCCACCGCCTGGCCAAAGTCCTGCGGCACACCCTTTCCGGTTTGGTAGAGAATCCCGAGAGTATTCTGGGCGTTGGCATTTCCCTGGTCTGCGGCCTTGCGGTACCAATGTGCTGCCTGCGCATAGTCCTGCGGCATACCCTTGCCGTTGTCGTACATGACACCGAGGGCCCGCTGCGCGTTGGCATCTCCCTGGTCTGCGGCCTTGCGAAACCACGCCAGCGCCTGGCCATAGTCCTGCGGCACACCCTTGCCGGCATAGTAAAGAGAGCCGAGGTTAAACTGCGCGGCCGCAAATCCCTGATCTGCAGCCTTGCGATACCATGCGACGGCCTCGCCATAGTCCTGCGGCACACCCCAGCCGTTGTGGTACGCCAGACCGATATTGGTCTGCGCTCGGGCATTTCCCTGCGCTGCGGCCTTGCGAAACCACAGGAGTGCCTCAGCTTTGCTCTCGCCAACGCCGCCACGCCCGGAGTTGTAGGCGAGGCCAACGCCGTTCCAGCCATCTGCATTACCCTGGTCTGCGGCCTTGCGGAACAAGGACAGGGCCAGGATGTCGTCCCGGGCAACGCCCGCACCGTTCCAGTACATCCTGGCGAGATTGACCTGGGCATCTGCATTTCCCTGGTCTGCGGCCTTGCGGAACCAGCTCGCTGCCTGCGCGTCGTCCCGCGCCACGTCCCGGCCGTCCCGATACATGACTCCGAGCTCGTTCTGGGCCACCGCATCACCACGCTCGGCGCGGGCCCGAGGACTATCCAAAGGAGCTGGAGGGACCTTCGCAGGCACCAGCGCCGCCTGCTGTGCCAGCTGCCCATCGGCACGCGGCACCAGCGAAATCTCGGCACCACCAAGCGAGGTGAACAAGGTTGGTTCCTGCTGGCGGCCGGTCTCGGCCAGCACCTCGTCACGGACCCGCCCCATGGCGAGGCGAATATCCAGACCCGGGGTTGCCAGATTGCGTAACAGCGCCGTGGTATAGGGGCTGTTGGCGCCGTCACCGTCCTTGGCGGTGGCCCCCGGTCTGGCGGCAAATGCTATCATGGTGTCCGGGGTCTGAACGTCAACCCGGGCGAAACCACGGCCGATTGAGCGTGTGGCGTTACGCTGCATGGCTGGAGCAAAGGGATTATCCCTGCAGGCATCAACGATGATCAGGCGCAGACGCCGCGCCGGCTCAATCATCTGATTGACGCGGTCCAATGACACCGCCTCGTCCTCGACATCGGTATCGCGTTCGAGCACCGCGTCAACAGGGACCAGATAA